CACGGATGCCCACCAGCGCGACTTCATCGGCGACGCGAGCTTTTGTGAGCAGGGCTTGCGTTTTGGACTTGGCTTGTTGTGGTCGGCTCGGGGGGAGCATCAGGAGTTTTAGGTTTTAAGTTTTAAGTTTTAAGTTCTCCCTCTGTGCTCTCTGTGTCCTCTGTGGTTATTTATCCTTGAGGGCGGGCAGCTCGGGGAGGGTGTAAGAAAACCTGCCGTAGTCGGTTTCGAGACTGACGCCGAGGGTGGAGCAGCCGGTGAGGAAGGAGATGCAGAGAAAGATGTAGCCGAGCAGCAGGCCGGTGGCGGCGATCTGGGCGGGCGAGGTCATTTCTTCTCGTCTCGGAATACTTCGATCAAAGCGATGATCGCTGCCACGGCGCTGCCGATGCTTTCCCAATGCTGCGGCGACAAGCTCAATCCGGCGAGGCCGCCGAGGACAGCGAGGCCGCGAAAGGTGGACGGCTGTTTTAAGTGCGAGAGGAATTTGTTCATGGGGGAGGGAGGGGTTATTTCTTTTGAAAGTCTCGCCAGACTTTGAGCAGGGCGATGAGCCCCGCCAGCAGGCCGATTCCGGCGCTGGCGAGGCGCGTCCATGCTTCGAGGTGGGGCAACATGCTATACGCGGCCCCGCCCACCCCGGCGGCAGCGCCGAGGATTCCGGTGAGAGCGGTTTTGAGCGTGGCGAGCTGGTCTTGCATTTTAGCTGAGGGCGGCGGCCAGTTGCGCTCCTGTGGTGGCCACGGTCGAGCACTGCGCGAGGCGGTCGGTCTGGAGTAGGTCGGTCTTGGCTTTCACCGCGTCGAGCTTCGAGGCTTCGGAGGCGGCGAGTCTGCTGCTCACGGCTTGGTCCACTCGGGCCAACTCGACCGAAAGCTCGGAGCGCACGGCTGCTGCCACCGTGCTCGCGGACGGGGCAGCGACTCCGGCGATGGCGGCCTCAAGGAGGCTTTGGTCGGCAGGATCGCTCGGCAGCGCATCGGTCTTCGATTTGATCGCCGAAAGCTGGGTCGAGTTGCTATCGAGTTCTTGGCGAATCTCGATGGCTGTCGGGCCGCTGGCGCTGGTGAGCGTGCGGGTGGCGTGGCTCCAGATGTCGCTTGGCGTGACTGAGGCTGGTGCGTTGGTGAGCGTGTCCACTGTGCCGCCGGTTGTGGTGCGCGTGGCGGCGCTCCACACGGCGCTGGCCACAGAGGCTGCGGTTGGGGCGCTGGTCGGCGCGTTGTAGTCTGCCGATGCGAGGCGGCTGGAGATCGTGGCATCGAGGTTGATGAGCTTGCCGCCGGTGCGCTCAAGGTCGGCTCGGATCGCGGCGACGAGGGCGATCTGGTCAACATTGCTGTTTCCGATTGCGGCGACGATGGCGTTCAGAACGGCTTGTCCATCGCCTTCGTTGAGGATCGAAGACTCGACGGCGGCGGCAATGGCGGTGCGCTCGGCGCTGGTGAGGCTGTAGCCTGTCTTGTCTGCGGCGGCCCATACTGCCGATGCGATGTCTCCGGCTGTTGGTGGAGTGCTTGGCGCGGTGTAGGCCGAACCGGCGAGCCTGCTCGACACGGAGGCGTCGAGATTGGAAAGCTCGCTTGTCAGCTCCGTTCTCACCTGTGAGGCGATCTGGCTCGGCGTCGGCACGGTTGGCGCGTTGGTAAGGGTTGTCGCGGTATCGACCAATCCGCCGGTGATGGTGCGGCTGGCGGCTCCCCACACAGCGCTAGCCACGGCAGTCGGATCGAGAACGGCTGTGCCGGTGGTTTGCATCACAGCGCCTGTGCCTGCGGTGGCGCTGTGCGTGTCAGGGACGGTGAATGTCACCGATGTGCCGGAAACGACCGAGGCGATGGTATAGTTGCCGTTCCACTCGGCGTTCGATGCGCCGGTGACGGTGATCTGGTCGCCGACGACAAGGGGGTAGCTGTAGGCCAGCGTTGCCGTTGCGGTCGTGCCGCTGCGGGTTGCCGTGAATGGCATGCTTGGCCCATAGTTGACCGAGAGCGCCACCGATCCGCGAGCGGGGACGGTGAGGCGTCCGGTCTGCGAGTTCCCGATTCCGTATGCCACGCCACTGCGGACATCGGTCGGCGCGGCTTGGTTCAGAGCGGTCGAGTTGTCGGCCGTGAACATATCGACATATGTTCCAGTGCCGTTTAATGCGTAGCGAGATCTAGCATTTAGCGGCTGCGTGTTTAAAATCCAGCGCGTTGCGTAAATCGCTGAGGTTCCGTTTGCAGAATTGATAAAGGAACCAGAAAGGCGGTTTGTTGCGCTTGCACTGGAAGAGGTGAACCCATGCGCGCCATTTGTTGCTGTTATGTCGCCAATGATGATAAATGTTCCTGTGGATGAGTTGACGGCTCCTGTAGATGTTGCTCCTGCTGTAACATTTCCAGTTATTGAAAATGTTCCAAGTCCCGAATTAAGTGTTCCAGAAGTTATGGCTGATCCTGCCGTAACATTTCCAGTTATTAAAAAAGTTCCCGATCCCGAATTTGTTGCTACCGGATAGTTCCCCCCCCCCTGACTTCCAGTCACATTTCCAGTTATTGAAAAAGTTCCTACATTAGATGAGTTAGTAACTCCTTGTCCAATTCCAGAAATGTTTCCAGTGAATATAGTGTTTCCAGTGCCAGAATTGTTAACGCAAGGAAACGAACTTGGCGCATTATTAGTCACAATGTTTCCAGAAATTGTTAATGTTCCAGACCCAGAATTTATTAATGTCGTTGTGGATCCTGAGCCTGAGCCATTAATAGTCCCTACAATGTTAGCAGAATTAGTTCCTGATAAATTTACTAAATTTGAAGAAGATGGAGTTAATGTTGCGGTTATTGTAATACCATTTACTGGAAGAAAACCGCCTCCCGCCGATGCCGTTCCCCCTCCAACAAATGTGCCAGCGGAGGCCGCATTTGTGATGAGAGCCACATTCACATTCTGATCAATCGTGACGGTAAAGCCGTTTGAATAAATGTTGTGCCCGGCGGCATCTGGAGGCACTGAGCCTCCTGCCCATGTTGCCCCTGCTGACCAGTTGCCCGTTGCGATTGCGCGATAGTTAGCCATGGCTTAGAGACCTTTCGAGAGGATGAATTTTTGGAGTGCCGCGCTGATCTCAGCGACGGCGGTGAGTGTGGGTTGGTCAGCGCCGGAGAGGCTACCGAGTGCGATGTTCACCGACTGCTCTTGCGCCTGCTCTGGCTCGCCGTTTTCAACCAAACGCGTTGGAATGAAACGGGCGGCGATGGACGCATCGCTGGAGCCGTCTGGCAGATACTTTCCGTTGATGGCGAGGTTTAGCGAAAAAAGGTCGAAAGACTTTTCGCCGATGACGATGGGGTTGGTGGCTTTCATGGTGGTGCTGGTTGGTTAAGAAAATTGGAGAGATTCTTTGGAAGACCACTGGCCGACTGCGGATTGCTCGGAGGAGACATCGCCTGCGGCATTGGTGGTGATTTTGTAGATGGTCCAGGATGGGGCGTCCTCGGCGGGGCCGGAGGCGGGGAAGTCTGCCCAAGCGAGGCGGCCCATGTAGAGGGTCGTGCCGTCGGTGGCGGAGAGTTGCAGGTAGTCGCTGGGGTCGCGGGGGCGGGCGAGGCGGAAGACTTCTCCCAGGTGGTCTTTGGAATACAAGCGCCGGTCGGTGAGGTTTAAGGCGAGGCTCCCTTCGGCCACTTGGGCGGCGGAGGGGACTCGGCCTGCTACCGTGCTGCGGAGGAGCTTGAAGACCGTGGCCATTGGGGAAGTTTTAAGTTTTAAGAATTAAGTTTTAAGCCCCGTGGCGGCGGCGCGGGCTGGAACCGCACCGCCGCTGTGGGGGGAGGGAGCTATTAGAAGCTGCCGCCGTCGAGCTCGATGCCTTCGATGGTGCCGCCAGTGATGGCGACATTGTTGGCATTCTGCGTGGACATGGTGCCGAGTCCGGCTGCGGTGGTCTCCAAGCTGGAGACGCGGCCAGTCAAGGCTGTCGCGGCGGATTCGATGGCAGCGATGTCGGACTCCACCTCGTCGAGGCGGGCGTCGGCGGAGGCACCTTCGAGCGCGACCACTCGGCTATCGAGGGCGCTGATGGCCGAAGCACGGGTGCTGGCCTCGCTGTCGATATTGTTCTGGAGGGTGGTGTCAGCCGCTTGGCGGGCCGATGTCTCGCTGGAGAGATTGCCTGCAACGGTGTTGATATTGCCCTGGAGGGTGGTGTCGGCGGCGGCACGGTCAAGAAGCTCTTGAGCGAGACCGGCGGCGATGACGCCTTCGGCTGCGGTGGCGCGGTTGACCTCGGCGGTCAGGGCGCTGGAGGCGCTGTTGGCGAGGGAGGTGATGGCTCCGTTGAGGTTGCTGTCGGCGGCCTCGAAGGCGGCGACCACTTCCGTCAACGAATCGAGCGAGCCGGGAGTGACATTCGAGAGAACATTGTCAATGCGAACGCCGAGGGCGGCTTCCGCTGCGGTGGCGCGGTCGGCTTCACCGCTGATGCTCAAGTTCAGCGTGCTGACTTCGGAGGCGAGGTCGGAGTTCGTGGCGAAGTGGCCTTCACCGGCGAGGGCGACGATACCGGAGTCGAGTCCGATGTAGAGTTTGTCGTCAACCTTGTTGTAGGCGAGTTCGCCGATGGCGAGGCTGGACGGGGCTCCGGCGTTACCGGAGAGGCGGCGTTTGATGCGAAGGGTATTTGGCATGGTGTTTTGGGGGTGTTTGGTTGTTCTGCGGGGTTGTCCTAAAACTCACCCCCGTCCGTGTCGGACGAGATGGGCTTGTAGGAAAGGGTGTCGGGGTCCCAACGGTGGGGGATGTTGGAATCTTGCGGAAAGTAGATGCGGGCTACGGTGCCGGGGTTTGGGAAGTCGGCGAGGGTCGGGAAGGCTTGCACATCGTCAAAGTCGTCTGGAATCATCGCGCCGGAGATTTGGCCCGATGAGTCGAGCTGGGGCAGAGCGATGTTTTGCGCCGCGCCGGAAAAGGGGTTGAAAAAAACCTGCGACATTAAGTGTAGGGCGGGAATTTAATCTCGACGCTGCGGATCTCCGCGTTGTCGGCCGTGGGGGGATTGGCGCCGAAATAGGTATTTACGATTCGGGCTACCGAGGTGCCGTTGAAAGTGAAATCGACATAGCTTGTGTTGTTCGTCGCGGGGGAGGTGAAACGAACATTTTCATACTTGGTGTAAGCAGGAGTCGGAAAACCTGTGCTCACCCGCAGAGCCCCATCTGGTGTGGCTTGGACGGGCTGGACAATGCCAGCGGTGTTGCGGGCGGCGATCTGGACGGTGGGGTTGCTCATGTCAGTAATTTAATTATCGGGAGGGGTGTCAATAGGGGGTTATTGGAACGAAGCGGAGTAGCGGCGGACCTCGCCTTTGCGCAGCCAGGCGTCGTCCATTCTTTGCTGGAGGATGCCTTCGGCGCGGGAGAACTGGTAGGTGGCCTTGTCCATCTGGCCGTCCTCGGAGAGCGTCTCAGCGAGGGCGTAGAACTTGAGGTAGTCCGCCAAGAACGCAGGGATGCGGTGGCGGAGCCAATGCTCCTCATTTGTCGGGAGATTGCCGGTCGTGTCAGCGATGGCTTCGTAGCAATCGCCGGTGGTGTTGTAGTAAACGAGATCGCCCGCTGCGTAAGCGGTGGAAGAGTTGAAAGAGGTCGCTGTGAAGCGGGGCTGAGGCAGGGAGAACTCGACCCAGACCGGCTCGCCCGCCGTGTAGCTGGTATCGGTGATAAGGATGCGGTCGTCGGTGACGACATGGCAAAAGGTCTTCGTGAGTGGCTGCGAGCCGCATTCGTGAGGATTGCGGTCGTAGATTTTCAGCACCGTTCCGATAGGCTTCAGACCTTGCGCAACAAGCGGAATGTAGGGGAACTCATCCTCGGCGGCTTCATTCGCGCTGGTCTCAATGTAGGTCGCGGTCGTGCGGTCGTCCCACGCGACATTCACGGCGGTGTCGATATTCAGAAGATCGCCCGCAGCGGTCGTGGTGACGCGCTTGATTCGCCACACAGGGTCCGAAAATTGCGAGCCCTGCACAGCGCGGCCAATATAGGAGGTGGTTCCCACATAGTCGGACTCGTAGGTGTAGACGCCGGTCTGGAATCCATCGCCCTCCGGCGTGCGGGCCTCGGTCAAATAAACCTCGGGCCAATCAAAAAATGTCCAAGCCGTCGCGGCAGCGGTCGTCAAATACTCTGCCAGAGCCGTAGCTTGCGAGGCCATGAGCGGCTGCGCGGGGTCAATGCCCATGCGGGAGATCACGCCGTCGCGGACGGTGCGGTAGGGAGTGGCCTTCATTGTGGGCCTCCTTGTTGCAACGCTGGCAGGGTGCCTTGGCGGCCGATCTGGGCGTTTTCTCGCTGCTGGATCTGGAAGTTGAAACCCTTCATGCGGGCTTCGATCATGTTGCGGAAAATCTCGTCCTGCTGGATGCGCTGCTGGAGGGCGGGGTTCGCCTGGATGATGCCTTGGAGGACTTGGGCGCGGAGCTGGTGGTTTTGGCCTTCGGCGGGAAGTTCGGGCTCGGTGCCTGCGGCGATTTTCGTGAAGGCGAGTTGTTCTTCGTTGGCCTCCATGGCGGCGGCGGGGCCGGGGTCGCGGACGAGCATTTCGGCAAGAACCGGATCGACGGCGCTCATGATGAATTTGATGAGTCCGGCGCGGTCGATGACTCCGGCGGTATCCATCGGCACGATGGCTTTGCTGATGTAGTCGAGCTTTGCGCCGAGGGCTTCGGCGTCGAGGTTGCGGGCGTCCCAATCCACGATGAGGTCGAACTTGCCTTGGATGCTTTCGCGGTCGGCTTGGAACGGGAGGACTTGGCCACCGGAGACGCGGAGGATTTGCACGGGCAGCATGTATTGCTGCATGAGCTGGTAGGTCTGGGTGATGATGCCCTTAAAATCGCGGAGCCAGCGGTCCACCGTGTGCTGCTGGACGAGGGCGGTGTAGTTGGGATCAACCCCCTCGCCTGCCATGCCGAAGTATTCGTTCACATCGCGGCGCACGGCGCGTTCGATCTCGATGGTGCCTTGGTCGAAGGGCGGCGGTTGCATCCAGCCGATTTCGTTGGGGCGGCGCTCGGGGATTTGCACGGCGGGGCCGAGGATGATGTCGAGCTTGCCACGGTTGGCGGGCACGCGCATGGGCGGCAGGATGGCGATTCCGGCGCGGTCGGTGCGGTAGTCGCGCTGGGTTTTGATTTCCGCCTGCATGGTGCTGACGATCTCGGGGATGCCTCGGGCTTCGATGAGGCAGCGGGTGACGCGCTCGCGGGGCAACTCGATGAAAGGATATTCGCCGTGCGAGTAGGGGGAGATTTCTTCTTTGGCGAAGATGTCTACATTCGGGTGCATGACCCGGCACATGATTTTCGTGGCTCCGGTCTTCTCGTCGGTTTCCTTGGAATAGACATGCCAGATTTCCACCAGGTCGCGGTGGTCTTGCCAGAGGATGGAGTCGCGGCGGTTGGCATTCTGGTGGGCGTAGATGGGCCAGAGGGAAGTGCCTTTGAAGTTCTCGGCCTTCTCGTAAAATTCGTAGGGGTAGCCTTCGGTGACGGTGCGCTCTTCCAACTCCTCGCATGTGACCATCTCGCGGCGGGCGATCCATGGGGCGCGTTGGAGGTCGTAGGTCGCGGTTGGGAAAATGATGTCGTTGAAAGGTTCGAGGGCGGTCCACTCGGGCTTGCTCTCAAAGATGTAGGGCTCGGTGTATTCGACGGTGCCGCCTTCGCGGAGCTTGCGGATATTCGCGGCGGTGCCGGTGCCGGGGGCGAATTGCTCGGCGAGTTCGATGGCGATCTCTTCTTGGAGCGGATCGAGGATCGCGCCGATGAGCATGGCGAGCGGCGAGGCGGGGTCGCCCTGCTCTTGGGCCATGACGATGAGGTCTTCGAGGCTGACGCTCTTCTGCTCAATGCGTGTCGTCGTTTTCCAAAACACGCCCATTATGGCGAGGCCGTAGGTGGCGCGGATGTTGAGGGCTAGTTCGAGTTCGCGGCGGAGGTCGGAGGCGCAGTGGGTGAAGAGCATCCATTTCAGCACGGCCTCGGCGGCGGTGCGGGAGAGGGCGTCGGAGGATTCGACCGGCATCATTTGCAAACGGGCGGCAAAGGTGGCGGTGAGGCAAAGCTGGGCCTCGCGGTTGCAGACGAGATCGGCGAGGCGGATGCGGCAATCACTCGAACCGGACCAGGGGAAAACATTTTTCCCGTAATTCTCAGGCCACT